ATCTGATGACATCATGTCAAAGCGGCTTTCATAGTATTTTTGCAATTCTGGGGTCATGGTTGTGTAGGCCACTCAATAGTGTTTGGAAACCCGCTTTGTGCTGGTACATCCCTTAGTGCTTGACGATAAGTGGCGTATTTATCTTTAGTGGCTTGAGGTGCATCAACAGTCTGAGTCCAATCAGTTGAGGCTAATTTAGCGTTGCGCTCTGATCTAACTTCTGTTGCTTTGCGTGAGTCTGCACTAGCATCCCATACTGCTTTTTTGGTATCGTATTCGGCTTGCTCCTCAGTCGTGTACGGAATCTGAACAATTTCGCCAGTGGTGATATTTACTGTTGTAGTGTGCATGATTATTCCTTATATGTAAGCAATGTTGACTTCACCAGCGTCAAATGTGTTTGTTCCATTCAAGGTAGTAAGCCTAACTCTGTCTAATACCGCAGAAAGGCTTTTTCTTCCAGCAACAAAGAACACACGGCTTGTAGAAGTTGAATTTTCTAAAACACCAGATGCCACCCATGTAAACGTGCTTGAGTTTTCAAGTGTCAGAGTCACGCTGCCGTTAATTAAGTCTGCGGCCACTATTGACTGGATACGAAATGCGTCTGTGGCACTAACTGCGTACACTATGGTTGTCTCAGTTATTGCTGCCGATGTTGAGGAATACGCTGTGTCTTCTATGCCGCCAGAATCTCCAATCTGGATGTACTTGGGGTCTGTGCCGTTGGTTGATACCCCTTTAAATGTAATAATTATTTGTTTCGTTCCTGATGGAATACCAGTAAAGTCAATGCTTGTACCTGATGTTGTGGCAACTGGAGTTCCAAGGGTAAAACCGCCGCCTGAAGGGGCTGCTACCCAAGTTGGAGCAGAAGCTCCATTGCTTTGTAAAAAGTAACCAGATGTTCCCTGTGATGTATAAGCATGAGCAGTACCTGTGCCATATCCAACACCGCCCGCCGTAGCTGTTGCCGTTGAGTTAGTTCCACCATTAGCTATTGGCAATGTACCAGTGACTCCAGTAGTCAGTGGCAATCCAGTTAAATTAGTTGCCGTACCACTAGAGGGTGTTCCTAATGCGCCACCATTTACAACAGGAGCGCCAGCAGTTCCCACGTTTACAGCTAAAGCAGTTGCTATACCTGTACCAAGTCCCGACACACCAGTAGAAATTGGAAGACCCGTTGCATTAGTCAATACACCGCTTGCTGGTGTACCCAGTGCAGGAGTGGTGAGTGTTGGTGAAGTTAAGGTCTTGTTGGTCAGTGTCTGAGTGCCCGTTAAGGTGACATCACCCGTTGCCGCAGCCACCCAAGTAGGCGCACCGACCCCGTTTGTTTGCAAGACCTGACCGCTCATGCCAACTGCTAACATCTGAGTTGTGCCACTTGCTGATTGGTAAGGAATTGTCCCGTTTGATCCACCCGCCAAATTGGTTGATGTGGTTGCTGTACTCGCACTTGTTAGAATTGTGCCACTAGTTGATGGCAATGTAAGCGTTGTAGTTCCAGCTACGGATGGGGCTTGTAAAGTTACAGTCCCTGACGTAGTGCCAGAAATATCAATCGCATTAGCTTTTAGCGTTACTGACGTTGCCATATTTTTCCTTTATAGTGTTCCATTTGCAACAATATTAGTTGCTGATGTAATTACCCCAGTTGAAGACATTGATGCAATTGTAGTTGCACCATACTTAAATATCAACTTTCCACCCGATTCTTCAATTGTGAAGTTTGTTGTTGTAAGAGAACTTACAGATGGTGTTGCCCATGATGTACTTGTCCCATCAGTCTTTAAAAACTTCCCAGAATTGCTTGTTTGGGAGGGCAGGGTTGTACCAGCACCCCCAGAAGTCACAAGTTTAATTCTTTCTTGTAACTCAGGAGCTACAACCTCACCCACATTGATTTGCTGACCCGTAGATAGGGTAATAACCAACGATCCATCAAAGTCAATTTGGGCATTTAAGACAGAAACGCCATCTTTTCCGTCTTTTCCGTCTTTTCCATCTCGACCATCACGACCATTCTTACCATCTACGCCTTGTCTACCATCAGCACCTTTTTCGCCTTTGTCGCCCTTGTCCCCTTTTTGTGGAACTATGGCTTTGGCAATCTCTAGTTGGGTAGAAACCTTGTTTTCCATGACTTTGATAGCCTCAACTATCAAATCTACATTGTCTTGAACAGCATTTTCTTCTTGCTGGCGCATTGCCACAAGAGTTTCTTCCATGGCATTTATAGCATATAACTTCTCATCAAAAGATGAGTCTGCTGACTCTATGCTTTTAATAAGTTCTTTTATATTAGCCATTCTTCAATCCATCTGTAAGCCTTGCTAGGAAATCTTGTTTGACTTTATTTTGTGAGTCAACTTTATCAGCCATTTGCAATTCAACAATCTTACTCTTATTCTTAATATCAGCCTCTTTAAGCATCAATTCAGCAATCTTGACCCGCTTGTCAAACTCTTTAGATGCTTGGTCATCCTCATTTGGAAGGTTCTTGGTAATTGCTGCCATGTTCTTTGCCTGTACTTCTTGAGGCATTAACTGCGCCTCAACAGACAATTTGATAGCTTCAGCCTTGTTTTGCTCTGCTTGGCTAGTTTGCACAGCAATATTGGCTTGTGCAGCTTGCATTGCTAACTCTGCTTGCATCTGTTGCATCTGTTGTGCTTGCGGATCAGGCTTACTCATCTCATCCAGAGCCGCCATCATCTCGTATCTGTTGCTCAAACTTGAGTTAGCAATGATTCCCTTGAGAATCACAGGCAAAACAGGGGTATTTGGGCCAAGAGTCTGCAACAAACCAATGAATTGCTGTTGTTCGTACTCACGAGCAATAATTCCAAGGGTAGCAGTGGGGATGAAGTTCATGTCTACTGAAGGGTAACGCTCTGGATCGAACTGCATGAACCGAAAAGCCGCCTTTTTGATGAAAGGAACAAGGAAATCTTCTTGGAAGTTGACCAAAGTACGCTTGTACTTCTTGATGATGGAGGCAACCGCCATCGACATACCACCACCATCACGGCTTGATTGGGAAACCATGCCGTTAGAGTCAAGCGTACCAGTAGCTTGTAGCAACATTCGCTCAAAGTCTTTGGCAGTTGCTAGGTTATTGGGGTCACTCTGACCAAACTTGAATGGATAGAGGATTTCATTGGGGTTTCCATTGGTGAGAATGGCTTTACCAGCCTTAATCTCAAACTTCATGCCACGAGGCAAGCGGGTTGCGTCCATAGCAACCATAGGGGCAGTGGTCAAGGCAAGTGAATCCAAGTGAGCACGAGTCTGAGCATCAATAGCTTTCTGCATATTGAAGGCCTTTTCCACTGTACCTCGCCCCAACAAGCGATTAGGCACTGTATCGTCTTGGTACGACAACACTGGCCTGTCTTTCATCATGTAAGGGTTTTCTTCAGCCTTGAGAAGCATTCCATCGTTGGCAATCACGACAATGGCTTCCACCATGTCTGTATAGTCTTCTGCTGCTGAATTCTCAGGGAACAACTCAACAATGTCTTTGTTCTCTTTCATGTTGTTCAGATACTCACGGGGTACAAGCCCGTAGTACGTCAACAACAGAACCTTCTCATCTTGGTACTGGCTTACCTCTTGGGTAGGCTCAAGGTCAGTATCTTCATAGGTAGGCGTAATGTCCACCTTGCGATAGATACCCTTCTCGATACCTTGAACAACCTTGTGGATAGAGACATACTTCTCAATAGCCACGCCCATACAGTCATCAATAGATGTCCCATTAGGATCAAACAAGAAGTTCTTAGGATTAATAGGCATGATCTTCACGCCAATCCTGTCCCTCTCCATCACACCAATAGCAGCTTGACCCATCTGATTAGGGATAGGCTGAGTGGAGGGTACATACTCTTTTTCAGTCTTGACAATGATCTCGCCAATGCCTGTGCCGTAAATCTCAGCCATCAATTCAATCTGGTCAATACTCTTGCGAATCTTGTCCTTCTTGAAGTCTTCCATCAACTGCGCTTTAATCATCTCAACATCTATAGGGTTTCCACCTATATCTTGGATGTTGTCTTCAATGTCAAAGAAGTCGCCTTGACCAAAGATAGCTTCCATGATCTCAGCATGGCGAGTCTCTACGGCTTGTTGGGTAGCGGGTGTAACGATACGGCTACGCTCAGACTCACGGGTCTTGTCTTCAGCAGCCCATTGGCCTCGGAAGATGCGCTCATACTCAAGCCAATCAGGGAGAAAATTTGTATCTCTGTAGTCACGCCACTTGGTGCAATGGTCAGTGACAAAAGCAGTTAGTTCTTTGTCAGCCTCAGTAGGCTCATAAAACTCGTTCTGCTCTAATTTGACTTGTTTGTCTGTTGCCATGTTATTACCTTATAGATGAACCGATTGTATTTCCAAAGGGGTCAGAGTATGTAGGGGGTGTTGCAGGAACTGGCATCCGCAAATCTTGAGGTGTCGCAAATGGGCTAAGACCCTGCTGAATACGACCTAAAGCAAACTGCTGTGCCTTTTGGTAAATCTCAGGTGTTGGCTCTCTACCCATACGCAACAGTTCAATTTCTTGGGGTAACAATGTTGGGACAATAAAAGGGTGCTGAATTACTTGACCATCCAACTCAAAGGAGGATGACAACTCTGTCATTGGCTCTCCCATTGATGTAGGGATAGCACCCATATAGCCACGACCTTTGATTTGAGGTTGATCGGCTAATGACTCAGAGTATCGCAATCCAAATGGCGCAAGAGGGTTTGCTACTGGCGCATTCAAATAATCAGCGAACATCCCGCTAACTATTCCTTGCCCTGCATTACCCATTGTTGCCATTTATATCCCCGAAATAATATCTAGAGGCTCCCACTCATCTTCTTGGTCATCAACAAAGTATGAGGTCACAGCCAGTTGGTCAATGTAGGAGAGAGCATCGGGTAAGTCATCGTGTACTCCATTGGCAGGGAACATCAAGAGTTGATCTTTGAATTCATCCCAATCTTCCTCAGAGTTCAGCACAATACGCCCATGCTCAAACCTTCCTTGGAGACTCC